TACGCGGACGTGTGGACCGGGTACTTCGGCAACGGCCAGCGGGCCTGGCTCGACCTGACCGGACTGGCGCAGGACACCCACTACTTCGCCCGGCTGTACGCGCAGGACAACAAGGGTCTGGTCAGCGAGGACTTCAACGCCCTCGACTTCTGGACCAACCGCGGCCCCACCGCGTCCACCTTGATCAGCCCCGCGGAGAACGCGAACCTGCCCTCCCTGCAGCCGATCGGGTTCTCGTGGACGTTCGAGGATGTGGACGACGGCGACGCCCAGTCCGGCTTCCAGGTGCAGATACGCAGTGCGGGCACCGTCACCCAGCCGCCCGGCCAGTGGTGGACGGTGGACGGCTCCTCGATCGCGGCAACGTCGTGGACCGCCCCGCCCGGCTACTTCAAGGGTTCCACGTACTACGAGTGGATGGTCCGCACCAAGGACCTGCAGGGCCGCTGGTCTGACTGGTCGTTCCCCAACTCGTTCTACTCGATGGGCACGACCACCCCACCGCAGCCGCTCATCCCGGTGCGCGACGTGGCCGTGGACGTGACCAAGCAGGTGACGCTGGTCTGGCGGTTCATCGACTACGACCCGGGTGACACGCAGCGGCGGGCCGACGTGCGGTGGCGGCTGGTCGGCCAGGACGACAGTGCGTGGATCACCCACGTCGGCGCGCCCGCTCCCGATATCCCTGGGGCGAACCCGTACTGGGCGTTCCCGCCGGAGACGTTCGCGCCGGGCTACCACTACGAGTGGCAGGCGCGGACCTACGACACCGGTGGCGGCACCCAGTCCGACTGGTCGGCGTCCGGCTACTTCTGGTCGATCAACACGCCGGGGTCGCTGGTCACCGCGAAGCCGGTGGTGTCGAACCCGAGGGTCCAGGGCTCGCTGGGCTGCGGCACCTACCGGGTGTTCATCTACGACCAGGGTGGGCGGACTCCGCGCGGTGAGATCACCCCCGTGTCAGCGCTCACATTCGGGCGCAAGCGTGACGACATAAGCCAGTGCGTCGTGGAGACCAACGGCTTCGGGCCGGACTGCTGCCGCCTCTACGCGGACCTGCGGTCCTGGGCGCACGAACTCGTGGTGTTCCGCGACGAGAAGCGGGTGTGGGAGGGGCCGATCACCCGGATCACGTACACCACGGAGTCGGTCGAGATCGAAGCCAAGGACGTGCTCGCGTACCTGTACCGCCGGATCATGCGGCAGGGCTTCAACGACTCGTTCCAGATGGTCGATCCGGTCACCGGGCTGCCGGTTACCTCGGGTGGCATTCAGCGTGGTCTGCGCACCGTGGTCGAGCGTGCCCAGATGATCATCATGAACGCGCTGGCCCCGAGCGACCCGAACATCCTGCCGTACCTCACCGCGCTGAACAGCCCGGACGACGCCCGACAGTCGCGGGTCATCGCCGACTACAGCCAGACCGCGTGGGAGCAGGTGGACGACATGGCGGCGACCGCCGGACTGGACTACACCGTGATCGGTCGCCGCATCATCCTGTGGGACACCCACCGGCCGATCGGTCGGCTGCCGGAGATGCGTGACGGCGACTTCGACCAGCCGCCGATCGTCACCGAGTACGGGATGCAGACCGCGAACTACGAGGCGGTCACCAACGGCTCCGGCGTGTGGGGCGCGGTACGCCCGGACGAGGAGCCGTTCCCGAACGCCTATTACGGGCCGATCGAGATGCTGGCCTCCGCCTACGACGAGGCGTCCTCGGCCACCGACGAGGCGCTGACCCCAGCGTCGAGGCAGGCGCTCGTCAGCCAGTTGGAGTCGCAGGCGAAGCGGAACATCGCTGGCCGGTGGCCGTCGCCGATCGTGGTGCGGGTGCCGGACAACTCGATGCTCAACCCGAACGTCCCGGTCGGCTTCGAGCAACTGGTCCCTGGCGTGTGGATACCGCTGCGCTCCGAGGGGACCTGCCGCCAGGTTGGGCAGTGGCAGAAGTTGGACTCGGTGACCGTCGCGTACGCCCCGGAGGGTGAGAAGGTGCAGGTTGTGATGAGTCCCGCCCCCGGCCGTGGCGCGGACCCGGACGCCGAGGGCGCAGCGAGCGACTGACCGGTTTAGTCACTAAACGAGGAGGTGGACGGTGGGCGGCCAGAACAACTGGACGATCGACATTGACGCGAACGACTGGATGCGCGGTGTCGAGAAGCGGGTGCTGCACGAGGAGCGTCGCCCGCAGGTCCGGTCAGCCACCGACCTGCTGGGACCGGGGTTCGCTCCGTACGCGGTGGCGATCAACGACTGGAACACCGACGCTGCCTCGTTCAACGGGTACTTCTGGACCGACGTGGGAGCGCTGAACACCCCGAACTCGGCGAAGCAGTGGATCGGGACCGCCGTCGGCTACTCGGACGGCAGCGGCGTGCAGGAGGTGTCAGAGAAGGGCTTCCCCGGTTCACCCCCGGCTCGTTACATCCGCACGTTCCGCACCCAGGGTGGCATCCGGGTCTACTCGGCCTGGGCGGACGCCAGTGGTGGCGGCACCGCTGGACCACAGGGACCGAAGGGCGACACCGGTGCGACCGGCCCGGCTGGTCCCACGGGTCCTGCTGGTCCGACTGGGCCGAAGGGCGACCAGGGCATCCAGGGTCCGCAGGGAACTGTCGGTCTGACCGGCCCCACCGGGCCTGCTGGTCCGGTCGGACCTGACGGGCCTGCAGGTCCCGCCGGTCCGACCGGCCCCCAGGGTGTACCCGGCCAGCCCATTTACGTTCAGCCAGGTCCGCCCGCCGCTCCCGCTCCTGGGTGGACCTGGCTGGACACCGACGACGACACGCTCTACGTGTGGGACGGCACCGAGTGGGTCGCGGTCAGCGGTGCCGGTGTGCGTGGCTGGGAGCCGGTCATGGCGATGGGTGGCTTCTAGTGCCCATCCCGAGGGACGGCATCTTCGAGCCGGTCACGATGGGCCAGGTCGCCCTAGGGCCGGTCGCCGCCCCCGCGTACACCGTGCCGGGTGGCAAGAAGGCGGTCGTTCAGCAGGTGCTCGTGACCAACACCGGTGCGCAGGCGTCGGTGTTCGTCAGCCTGGTCCCCCGCGGACAGGTCACCGACCCGGGGAACCGCATCCTGCACGACGTGGACGTGCCGTTCGGGGCGCTCGCGTTCGACTTGCACCAGGTCCTCGAACCGGGTGACACGGTGGTCGGCACCACCGCAGTCCCCGGGTCGCTGATCATGACGGTGGGCGGGGTCGAGTTCGACTTCCTCTACACCCGGGGTACCTGGGATGCGGTGGACCCGGCGCTGCGCTGGGATCAGGTGGACACCAGCGTCACCTGGGACGGCTGGGTGGGTGCGCCGGGCACCTGGAACGCTGTCGATGTGTCGTGGGACGCGCTCACGACCACCTGGGATGGGTGGGTCTGATGCCAGCCACAACCACCGTCTATGCGCTGCCCTACCCGATCGGCACCGACCCCGCCAAGGACGGCAACGACCTGATCCAGCAACTCGCCGAACGCGTCGAGGCGCTACTCGCCCAGCGTGATGCGCTCACCCGCCGCAACGTCATCCGCAACGGCGATTTCGGTGTAGCGCAGCGCGGCAGTGGGCCGTGGACGACGAACGGCGCTAGGACGGTTGACGGATGGACGCAGCAATGCGTGGGCGGCACGCACACATTGACCCGCGTCGAATGGCCGCCCGGTCTGCCGCCGCAACCACGCTTCTCCATCCGTTCAACGGTGGCGGGGCAGTCCGCAGCCGCTGACCAAGCGTGCCTCAATGCGCGCATTGAGGACGTGCGCACCCTCGCTGGGCAACAAGTCACGCTGTCATTCTCTGCGGCTGCATCGGCGGGCACGCCCAAGATCGCCGTGAGCGTCCTGCAGTATTTCGGGACCGGGGGCGCCACGCAGTTAGAGACCGCCATGCAGGCGGTAACCATCAGCGCCACTTGGACGCGGTACAGCATCACGTTTACCGTGCCAAGCATCGTCGGTAAGACTGTCGGCACCGGCAATGACCATTGGGTAGGCGTCTTTCTCTACCTGTCGGCGGGCGCGTCGGTCACGCAGGCACCGGGCATCGGAG